CAGTTTAGAGATGCTCAACGAATGTACGTTAATGGTAAGCATGTATCAGTAAAACACCCATTATATAAAGCAGGTAGATTTAAAACATTTGAAGGTGCAGCTTTCTCTGCTTTATCTGGCTATGAAAAATCTAGTGAAGGTTATGTATATGTTATAACTAATCCTTGTTGGAAAGGTTGGATTAAAGTTGGTATGGCTATTGATGCAGAGGACAGATGTAAACAGTATCAAACCTCTAGTCCTTTCAGAGATTATACATTAAAGTTTAAGAAATATTTTGAAGATAGACGAAGTGCTGAACAACAAGCACATAAGAAAATAAAAAATATTTGTAAAGATAACAATGGAGAATGGTTTAAAGTTTCTATATCAGAAGCTAAAGAAATCATACAGTCAATATGAAAAAACTAGATACGTTAGTAGAAGATATATACGACAAGCTATCTGTACTATCAGATGGCGAGTCACTAAACATAGACGATAAAACTATTGATGCTTTCGGTGAGTCAATGAAAGAAGTTCTTTCTCAATGGGCTAACCCTAGACCAAGAGATAGTGGTACGTTACGCATGTCTAACATTGGTAAACCTATGCGTCAGCTCTGGTATGATATGCGTTCAGAAAGCAAGACAACAGAAAGGATTAAACCTTCTGTGTTTATTAAATTTCTATACGGACACTTGCTTGAAGAGGTACTGTTGATGCTAATTAAAATAGCAGGACATGAAGTTACCGATGAGCAGAAAGAAGTTTCTGTATCTGGCATTAAAGGACACATGGACTGCGTTATTAACGGTGAAGTAGTAGATATTAAGACAGCCTCTGGTTTCGCGTTTAAGAAGTTTTATAATAAAACCCTAGCCGAAGATGATATGTTTGGTTATCTCCCTCAGTTGGCTGGCTACGAGGCTGCTATGGGTACAAACAAGGGTGGTTTCTTAGCTATGAATAAAGAGTCAGGTGAACTAGCGTTATATAGACCTAATTCTTTCGATAAACCTGACATAAAAAAGAAAATAAAAACAGTTAAAAAATTAATAAAGATAGACACTCCTCCTGAGTTATGTTATAATCCTATACCAGATGGAGCAGCAGGAAACATGCAGATAGCTAGAGGATGTACATGGTGCAGACATAAGTTTGAATGTCATTCAGATGCTAACGAAGGTAAAGGATTAAGAGTGTTTAAATATTCAAACAAATATTCTTATTTAACTAGAGTAGTAAAAGAACCTAGAGTATTGGAAGTTACTAGATGAACGGAAGAAAAGCAAAAGCATTAAGAAGACATGGAAAAGATTTGTTAATAGAATGGTTACGTTCTGTTGTTCCTGAAGGAGAAGATTCTTCTAAGATAAACAGAGATAACTTACATGAGTTTCTATCAGATGAAACACATATCTATGCTAATCGTAAAATACTTCTTAGTGCTTACTCTTTAAAATGGATATACAAAAAACTAAAACGTAATCCTAGTTTTACTTTACAAGATTTAAACAATAATCAAAATACTAAATCTGGCACAGGTTACTGGACTAACTAATGGCTAAAAGAAAACCTAGAAAAGTTAGACCAAGAGAAAAGAACGTACCGAAAGGATACGATAGTAAGTGGGAGTATGAACTACACGCAGGTATCTTACATAACTGGAGTCACCATACATCTAAAGTACCTTATGTAGTAGAGCATACCTACGAGCCTGACTTTGAAAAAGATAAAATACTTATCGAAGCAAAGGGTAGGTTTTGGGATCACGCTGAGTACAGTAAGTATCTATGGATTAGAAAAGCTTTACCTGCTACAACGGAACTTGTGTTTATATTTCAAAAGCCGTATGCTCCTATGCCTGCTGCTAAGAAAAGAAAAGACGGAACAAAACGAACACATGCTGAATGGGCAGAGGCTAACAATTTTAAATGGTATACTGAAGATACCTTACCGAAGGAGTGGAAGTAATGATTGATTATAAATTTAATGAAAAAAATACAATAGAACAAATAAAAAGATATGTAGATAAAACATATGAGCAACATTATGCTGCGGGTAAACAACAAGCAACAGAAATGGTTATAGATGCAGGACACGGAGATGGTTTTTGTATGGGTAACATTATAAAGTACGCTATAAGGTACGGTAAGAAACCTGACTCTGTTACTGGAGAATATAAAAATCAAGGTGACTTGTTAAAGATTATACACTACGCTATTATAGCTATACACTTATGGACAGAGGATGGAAAATAGTGAGTAGATTACTATACATGATTCCTTTTATAGGAATAGCTGTCGGATCTTATTTTGTTTTTACATCTAACGTAGCAGCAGCAGGAGTGTTAGCTTTGTTAGGAATAATACAAAGCATTATTTGTTTAGGCTTTGTTACATTACAAATTTTATATCACGGAACAAACGGAACATTAGAAGTAGAAGTACAGTTATGGGATGCTCTTATGCCTATTATCTTTCTTATGTTAAGCTCTACTTCTTTTTTATATTTAGCACTACAATTTTTACAAGAGAAATAATATGACACAAACAAACAACGCAGAGTTACCCACAAACTATCAACAATTTATACACCTTAGTAGATATGCAAGGTGGAACGAAGATAAGAAACGAAGAGAAACATGGAGCGAAACAGTAGCCCGATACTTTAATTTTTTTGAAAAACATTTAAAAGAAAACCATAACTTAGACAATACTTCTTGGACTGCTATCAGAAGACACCTAGAAGAGAACGTACTTAACTTAAACATTATGCCTAGTATGAGAGCATTGATGTCAGCAGGTAAAGCATTAGAACAAGATAACGTAGCAGGTTTTAACTGTAGTTATGTAGCTGTTGATAACGTCAGAGCATTTGATGAAACATTGTATATACTTATGTGTGGTACTGGTGTTGGCTTTAGTGTTGAGCGTCAGTATGTTAATCAACTTCCTGACCTACCTGAAGAGCTGTTCAACACAGACACAGTTATTAAAGTAGCTGATTCTAAAATAGGATGGGCTAAGTCTTACAAAGAAATGTTATCTTTGTTATATTCAGGACAGATTCCTACTTGGGATGTGTCTAATATCAGACCATATGGAGCTAGACTTAAAACATTTGGTGGTCGTGCTAGTGGTCCTGCACCGCTTGAAGAGTTATTTAATTTTACTATCAACATATTTCGTGATGCTATTGAAAAAGGACAACGTAAGCTAGTCTCTATTAACTGCCATGATTTGATGTGTAAGGTCGCAGAAGTTGTAGTGGTAGGTGGGGTAAGGCGAAGTGCTTTAATCTCTCTCAGCAACCTCTCAGACGCTCGTATGCGCAATGCTAAGTCAGGTGCTTGGTGGGAAGATAACCAACAACGTGCGTTATCTAATAACTCAGTAGCTTACACAGATGCTGCAGAAACTGGTGCGTTTATGCGTGAGTGGTTATCTCTGTACGAATCTAAGAGCGGTGAACGTGGTATGTTTAATCGTCAAGCTGCAGAGAAACAAGCAGCTAAGAACGGTAGACGAGAAGAGTATGCAGACTTTGGTACTAATCCTTGTAGTGAGATTATTCTACGCAACAAACAATTCTGCAATCTAACTGAGGTTGTTGTTAGACCTGACGATACTATGGAGTCTTTAAGGATTAAAGTTGAAGCAGCTACCATACTTGGTACGTTACAAGCAACACTAACAAACTTCAGATACTTGACAAGTAAATGGAAACACAATACACAAGAAGAATCTTTGCTTGGTGTTTCTCTTACGGGTATCATGGATAATAAAGATATGATAAATGGCAATATAGATTTAGAGTATCTTAAAAATATATCGGTATCAATTAATAAAGTATGGGCTAAGAAGCTAGGTATTCCCACTTCCGCAGCAATTACCTGCGTCAAACCTAGCGGAACAGTTAGTCAACTGGTCGATAGTGCTTCAGGTATTCACACTAGACATAGCTCATACTACCTTCGTACCATACGAGCTGATAAGAAAGATCCGTTAGCTAGACTAATGGTTGATGCAGGTGTTTATCACGAAGATGATGTAACTAAACCAGAGCATACCTATGTGTTTTACTTTCCCATAAAGAGTCCTAAAGGCTCTCTCACTAGGAAAGACTTTACAGCTATTGAGCATTTGAATATTTGGAAAGAGTATCAGGATAAATGGTGTGAACACAAACCCTCTGTCACTATCTCTGTTAAAGAAAACGAATGGATGGAAGTAGGTGCTTGGGTACATAAGAACTTTGATGATGTTTCTGGTATATCCTTCTTACCTTTTTCAGATCACTCTTATAAGCAAGCTCCTTATCAAGAGATAACTTACAATGAGTATCGTAGTTGGTTAA